TCAGCCCAACCGGCCGGGAGAAGATTGCTGCATCCGACAGCGGGGGTCACGATCTGGGTAGAGCTTGCACAGGCTCCTAAGGCCGTGGTCGCCAGCAGCAGCATCGTCAGGCGCATTGCGGATTGCATCGGTCGTCTCCTGTGTGGACTGGTCGATCTGTTGGTCCCGAGCGTCGGCGCGGTCACGGATGGCGCTGGCGTCCTGCGCAGCGGCTGTGCGGCCCTCGGCGAGGGTCTTGTGCGCCTCAGCCTGCCGGGTGCGGTCCGCGGCCCTCTGGCGGCCATCGGCGGCGCACATGGCCAGCAGGATCAGGGCGAGCGCTAAACAGGCGACGGCGAGCCAGCCGGTGGCGGACAGGGTGCGGAACGCTTCCTTCATCGCGCCAGCTCCCAATGAGGGCTGTCCGTTTCGCCCCGCTCGCGCGGCTTGCCGTTTCGGTTCCAGTCGGCGCCCCAACGGATCGGGACGCCCAACTCGGCCGACGCCGCGAACATGGCCTTGGCGATGGCGTCGAACTTCGGGAACCGCACCGGTCCCTCCCAGTCCACCGGGAACGGGATCAGATCGACGGCGTGGCCATAGCCGGTCTGTTCATTGACGAAGTGGTTGCTGGTCAGCGTCCAGGTGACCTTGGGGCCGGGCTTCGTGCGGCCCTGCGCATAAAGCTCGCGCTGACGCTGGGGCGTCCGAACGCCCTCCAGTACGGAGAAGTCGACGGATGATAGCTGGATGGCGCGCTCGACCATGCGGACCAGATCCGGGTGAACGCCAGCGAGCCGCGCGCGCGACTGCGCACCAAGGCGATAGGCCATGATGGTCTCCAGTTCAGGTTTTCAGGGGATGCGCACGGCGTGCGCGTCTTCAGGCGGCGCGGCTTGCGCTCTGCCGCCTCACGTTCCGCCACAGGACATGGGCGGTGTAGGCCACGGCGCAGACCAGCAGCGCCTCGGTGCGGGATGCGCCATAGTCCCCGACCAGAACGGTCAAGGAATAGGCGCCCAGGATCAGCGACAGGATAAACAGCGCCCGTCTCACATCGCCCGGTCCCTCAGGGTAGTCGCCCATGCGGGGCTTCAGCGCCTGCGCGCGCAGCTGCAGGCAGGCGCTGCCGTAACCGCTGGCCAGCGCGGCGATCCAGTCGACCCAGGTCATCCCGTCTTCTCCTTGCCCAGACGAGAGGCCCAGCGCTTGGCTCCCTCGATGACGAGCGGCAGAAGCTCCCAGCCGAGGCCACCGACGACGAAGCCGACGGCGACCGGATCAACGGCCGCCCTCAGCCCCTCGAACGGGATCATGGCGACCATCGCGGGCCCGAGGGCATAGGCGCCGACGGTCCCGACCAGAAGCCCGGCCGTGACGTTCACCAGCGCGCGCCAGAAGTCGCTCAGCGTCGGCCGGTGCCCGGCCTTCACCAGCTGAACGAAGGTGTAGACGCCGTAGACCAGCGACCCGGCCGCGCCGCCGACCGCGTAGCGCAACCGCCCCAGGTCGAAGCCAGGGGGTAGATCAGGCAGCATGCGCAGCCCTCCCGTTTCAGATTGTCAGGAAACGGCCCGCCAGCGGCGAACCGGGTTCGTCAGTGGAGACTGACAGCCTAGGCGGCACGCAGCACGACGTATGCCGCGCCATCAGCAGCATCGACAGAGACCGTCACCGCGCCGGAGGTCAATGCGCCGCTCAATACTGTTACGTTCGCCGAATCCATCACAGTCAGGGACCGGCCCTGCAGATCGGGCGGCAGGTCCAGACGGTCAATACCGACCCTGTCGTTCCAGTCCGCGTATATCCATGCCTCGCGATCTGTAGGGCGCACCACATAATATGCGGTTCTATCTGCGCTTCTACGCGTGACTGCACGATAGCCGATAACTGAATAATGATCGCCTGGGCCGGCCGTGTGGACGCCCTTGTCTAAGACCCGGAAATATACCTTTGCGGTATTGCCACGGATTTCCAGCACTCTGTTCGACACCCGTGACCGCCGGACATCATACGCGGCGTCGCCCAAGGGCAAGAGGCCCACCGCCAAAACGGCATCGGCCCACAGGCTGAGAACACGGTGACCGCATTCGCCAACGTCCTGAAAATCGGCAGGCCCGAACACCACGCTCGGCGTTCCGGCCGCAGATAAAGTGCGGCCTGATGAGACGCCGAGAGAATAGTCCAGGGCAGATCCGTCATAAGAAATCGGCAGCGATCCCGGCACCACATACTGATCCGGCGCGGATAGGCGCGCGACCTGAAGCCCCATGAGATCGGTGACCGACGTCGGTCGTAGAAAAACCCAATCACGCGAAATCGTCAGCTGCCCGTCCCTGTCGAAGCGATAGGCAGTGCTCATTGTATAGAGCGGGTCTCCCGTCACCTCCCCACCGCTCGCGCCGCCGTTTGATATCCACCATTCAATGATCGTCCGCCTGGCCAGGACGCCACCCGTCTCCACGAATGTCACGTCGTTGCGGTAAGACCAGTTGCCGGAAACCTCTGCCAGCAGAGCGCCATCGACATATGCTCTGACAGAATGATCTATCAGGGGCGAGTACCACTGGATCGCCGTCACGCTGGTGACGGTGAAGCCTTCCGCAGCGACCGCGCCGGAGACGTGCGTGTACGCGCCGGTCGGAGGCGCAGCGTTGCTGAGGCGGCGCGCGACCAACAAAGACGAAGCGCTCTCAACCTTGACCAGCACATATTCCGTGCCGTCCGTTGACCAGACCGAGCCTTCGTCCTCACTGGTTTTGCCGTGACCTGCCGCAGAGCATCGACCCAGCGTATAGCCATGGTTGGCTCCGATGGTTGCGCTCTCGACGTGGTCCGGCGCAATCTCGTCGTTAGCGGCACGAGATAGAACGCCATCAATCGACTCGCCCAACAGGCCGAAAGAGGCTGGAGTAGTCAGGCTACGCGACCTGTATGGAAGGATATTGACACGAATCCTCGACCCTGATCGGTCGGATTCGACAAACCCCATTCCGTCTACACCGGTCAGGATCAGCCGGCCGCCCGCTGAGGTCGGCCCTGCGCCAGATATTGCGTCGGCGCGAACGAAGTATCGCGCCGCCGCCCATGGCTCGAAAGGCAGTGCGGACGAACCGACGTTGATCATGATCTCGGATGGCTCCGGGATCGTGTCTGACTGCACGTTGGCCACCACGTGAGTGGCCCCCGCTGGAACCGTCACCGTCAAAGGGTTAGAGCCCGAACCAACGTAGCTGTCAGGCAGACCCGTCAGCGATCCGTAAGCGTCGAAGAACGTCAGACCCTGGCGGCGCACGGCGTTCGAGCTGATCGTGATCTGCTGGCCCGGCGTAACCGAAATCCAGTCCGTGCACGACCAGCCCGCAGCGTTCAGGATCGCGTTTGCGTTGCTGATGTAACGCCCGACCTGCCGAGCATCTGGGTTGTACAGGTTGGCGCCGCCGATAAATGTCAGCACATCACCGATCATGCGCGCCTCGAAGCTCGCAGCAGCCGTCAGGGCTTCAGTTGTCGCCCTAGGCAATGCGGACTCTCTAAGTGTCGCCGCCCCCCATGGCTCGAAAGGCAGTGCGGACGAACCGACGTTGATCATGATCTCGGATGGCTCCGGGATCGTGTCTGACTGCACGTTGGCCACCACGTGACTGGCCCCCTCTGGAACCGTCACCGTCAAAGGGTTAGAGCCCGAACCAACGTAGCTGTCAGGCAGACCCGTCAGCGATCCGTAAGCGTCGAAGAACGCCAGACCCCACCGGCGCGCGGCGTTCGAGCTGATCGTGATCTGCTGGCCCGGCGTAACCGAAATCCAGTCCGTGCACGACCAGCCCGCAGCAGAAACGATCGTGCCCGAGCTGATGACATATCGCCCGATCTGGCGCCCCGCAGGGTTGTACAGGTTGGCGCCTGGAGCGAAGTTTGCCTCCGCCCGCTCCGCTGCCGCCTCAGCCCGCCCAGCCGCTGCCACCGTCGGGTCCTCGAACGCCTCCCAAGCCGTCCCGCTCCAGCGATAAGTCTCGCCCGTCGCCTCGACGTAGGCGACAGCGCCGGATGGCCTATCTGACCACGCGTCGCGCTCGGTCATGGTTGCAAAGACCCGACGCCCCGCGACGGCCGATGCAGCGACATCGGCGATCAGATCGACCATCTTGTCCGCCAGCGCGCCGCGGATTTCGCTCTTGTCCGGCTCATACTCTCCGGACGCGGGGACGCCATCGACGCGAAAATCACGGAACGCCGCGCGCACGCTGGCCCTGGTCGACGTAATGTCAGCCATGGTTCACCTCAGATGTTGATGAGTTGCAGACCCGCGCGGTCGGTTAGACCAGCACGGCCATTTCGTTGCCGTTAGAACCGCCCCAGCCGGGCGGCGGCGGCGGCGGGGTCGGATAGGAGCCGCCTGCGTCGGAGGTCGACACCCAGCCGAGGAAAATCCACTGACCGGTCGTCATGCGCACGGCGGCGGGGTGCTCCTCGGCCTGGAAGCCGAGATCGGAGCGCCAGAACACGCCCCACCGGGTGCTGGAGGCCAGTCCCGTGATTGTGCCCGCCGGGATCGAGATCGTCTGACCGTCGCCCATATAGGCGTCAAAGGCCCCGATCGTGATCGTGTCCTTGTCTGCGGTGATGGTGATGGCGTCGCGCCCCGCCGGCGTTCGAGCCGCTTCTGTGATCTGGGCGGGTATGTTGACGAAGGTTTCCGCGTACGGGCCGGGAGCGCTCGTCACGAACGCCACGCCGATTTCGATCATGGCGCCAGTGGGCACGATGCCGGTGCTGAACTCGACCGTGGAACCAGAGAACCACGGCGTCGGCTCCTCAGTCACATACCCCAACCACGTCATCGACACTTCACGCCACCTGACGCGATAGCTGATGTCAGGCCGGTTTGGGTTCCCGACCGTAATCCGTATCCGGGCGCCGTTGTCGGTGGGGTAAGGGATAGCCGAGATGAGGGAGGGCTGAGGCAGGGCCTCCGGTTCGGGCCGTACGATGGGCGCAGGGAGTTCGCCTTCTTCCTCGGCCGGGTTCCAGGCATCGATGTTCACGTCCGCCTGGATCACGTCGAACACGACCTGCGACGAGGTGAAGTCGATCTCGACATTCATGACCTCGCAGACCACGTCAGCCATGCTCGACAGTTCCGGGTTCTGAACCCGAATATAGCGTTCGCCCAAGCCGTTCAGACCATAGATCCCGGTGCGGACCTGCCCACGGCGCGGGGCGTTCAGGCGCGTCATCTTGCGCTTGGCCAGGCGCATGGCCTGGGCGCGTGAATAGACCCACGTCAGCCCGAGCGGCTCAGAGCGCAGTCGCCCGGTGGCGCTGATGTCCGCCTCGTCGCGCCAGGCCCCGGCCTCGATCTCCGTGAAGTCATGATCAGGCGACACATAGGAGACGATCAGCTCATTGATCGCCTCTTCGTCCGTCTGGAAGGCGCGCCAGCTGTAACCCTCGATGTGCTCGCCGGTGATCGTCAGGGTCGGCTCGACATAGCGCCCAGCCTTGATGATCAGGTGCCCCTTGCCGTTGACCGACAGCCAGCCGTCCATGCTCGCCAGAATAGCCGCGCGAATGGCCGCCGGTTCGGTGTTGACGGGGTAGTTCCCGGCGATCCGATAGCGCGGCTCCGTCCCTCCAGCTCTCAGAGGCACGGGCTGATCGCAGTAGTTCGCCTCGACGGTCAGGTCAGCCAGAGCGGGGGCGATGCACCGATCCCAAGACCGCCCGAACTGCGCCCATTCCAGGTGCACCAGCCAGACGACGGGGTTGGCGCAGGCCTTCCAGGTGGCGGGGTTGGTTCGGCTTTGGCTCGGATCGCGCCAGTCGTAGCAGACCGGCCGCCCGACGACGGACGGGATCACTTCGCCGTTGGGGAAGTGACGCGGGAAGCTCTCCTTGGAGCGGTGCTGAGCGAACACCGCCAACGACGCCACGCCGTCACCCCGGGCGTTCGCTGGCCAGTAGCTCGAAAAGGTCGGGTCCAGGTTGGTGTGGCGCGTCTCGACTGGATTGCCGAGGCGCAGGGAGATGTTGACGAGGTCGCCAGTGCCATAGCGCTCGTTCGCCATGCCCGCGACCCAGCCGGCCGCGCCGAGCGTCACGCGGTCGTCGTTGAGATAGACGCGGCTGATCTGCTCCAGGCGGTCGTCGCACAGGGCGATCACGGCGCCGTATTTATTGCCCACCGTCTCGCGGAGCATGTAGGGGCCCGACATCCGGCTATCCCAGCCGACAGCCCTGACGCGAGGCGGCCGGGTCTGTTTGCGCGTGATCTTCTGGCCCTCAGGATCGGGCACCGAGGCCTTGGCGATGGCCGTCAGCCCCATGGACACGCCAGCGGTGATGCCGACCGCCGTGACCGCATAAGCCGAGATGTAGGCCGTCGTGGCGATCGCTGCAGATCCGGTCGCGACGAAAACAGTGCTGGACACCCAGCTGGCCACGGCTGCGGCCGCGGCGGCGACGGTCTCAGCCATTCAGACGCTCCACGCGAAAAGCACGTCCGCGCTGTCCACCAACAGCCCGGCGCGAGATTTGAAAGCCCATCGGGGCCCGATACAGAGGGCCGCCACCTCGACCCCTCGGACGGTGACCAGGCCGATGTCTCCGCGCACCGGTGACGCTGTGGCGGGCAGGCCTGAACGAGCGGCGCCCTGCGCCATCACTGCCTGAAGCCCACCGCTGCGCTTGATGAAGCGGGCGCAGCCGAGCGGAGTGCTGAAGCGGTTACGATAGTCGGCGGCAGGGTCAGGATGCCCGTTCAGCACCACCCAATCGGCCATTGTCAGAACGCAGTCCTCGACGCCGTCCGAGAAGGGGGTCGAAGCCATCCGCTCCAGGAAGGCGTCCAGATCGACTCTGACGTCTAGCTGAGACAGGGTATCGGCTTCGCTGGGGAGAGAGCATATGGCCAGACGACGCGTATCCGGTTCGCCGCGGGTATTAGGGTTCACGACCGAAGAGCCGGGAGGCGCCATCGCGCTGCCCACGCCGCAGGGGGAGTTCATTCTTGAAGTGCCCCCGGAGCACATTGCGGAACTGATGCACGCGGCGGCGTGTCTTCTCCCGATATCCGCCAAACAACATGGGCACTCTGGGGATCCACCAGCTCTGCCAGCGTGGGCGTGGCAACTGGGCAGTGGTAGCGACGCGATCCACGCCCGATTCCAAATAGTCGGCGGAGGAGCATATGCGTTCTCCCTCTCTAAGAAATTGGCGATGGAACTGCATTCAGGTCTGGGAGAGGCGCTGGGCTATCGCACCGAGCGCACGCACAAGCCGAACTGATCAGTTGCCGGGCCAGACAATGGTGCTGTCCACACTGTAGGAGGCGACCCGCGCGCAGAAAGCGTCGTTCGGACTGCGCCTGCGCTGGTCCTTGTCGGTGTAGAAGCCAAGCTGCGGCCGGGTGCGGTCAGTGAATGCCGAGCCCACCGACAGGCTCACCCTGCGGATGACCCGCCCGCCCGATCCATCGCGATCGACGGCCGGGACATCAGCCGTGCCCTCCCATAGCCAAGCGACCCGACCGACCGCCTGCCAGTCTTCGTCAAAGAAGATGATGCCGACGTGGACCGGCGCGCCGCGCACGTCGTCCACCTGATCGTCAGCGAGACGGAAGGTCGTCTGGTCCGCGCCATTGAGCGTGAACTCCACCCGCTCTGCGACGCCCCCGACCAGTTGGCGAAGCGCGGGCACATCCCCGACCAGACCGATGCCCAGATAGGTGCCGCCGCTCTGGTCGACGTCATCGGCCGGAAGGGCGAAGTCCCCGACGCCCAGCCAAGCGCGCACGACGCTCGATTTGCACGCCATGTGGAAGAAGATCGACCAGCGCGGCGCGCCGCTGGCGGACATGATGCGGGCCTGCTCGGGCAGCATGGCGCCTCCTGACTCGACAAATCTGCGTTCTTTGGGTCAACTCGCCAGTCATTGGGAGAGCGAGATGGAAGATCATGAACGACAGGCGCTGGAGCAGCGTCTGAACAAGATCGAGGCTTTTCAACGCGTCGGTCTCGGCCTCGAGGAAAAGCTTAGAATGCGCGTTACCGCGCTAGAGGTTGCCCTCCATGCGGCGCGACGCGGCGAAACGATTGATCACGATGCGCTGAGAGAGCAGATGCTGACTGAGTTCGGCAAGGACAGCTGGTACTGGGACGAAACGGATCGAGCATCCGCAATTGATGAGGTATTGGCTCGCCTCCGATAACGCCGATGATCGGGCTTATCAGGACCGCGATCTCCCCCGAGCCCAAACCCGCAGCCATGAGCGCGTCCGATATCCCACGGATATGAGGACGGATGCGCTCGAAGCGCTCGGTACAGTTCACTTTCACCATTGCCGTTTCCTTTCTTCACTCAGCATCAGAAAGCCTCCACGAACACGGGGTTGAGATAAGAGAAACGTCCAGACCGGATCGGCTCAAAGAACTCATCCGGGTTCGCCAGTTTCATGACGCAGCCGGGGTTGTGGAAATGGACCTCTGACCCTGCCGCCACCGCTTCGCGCAGTTCAGGGCGAAAGGTGACCTCATCGCCGTTGACACGGGCGACGTGGTAGCGGCGCTCGCCTTTAGTCGAATGCCTGATAGCGAAGGCCTCGCCCCCAAGCAGCGACACGCCCGCAGGAAGCGCCATGCGGATCCTTGTCGCTCGCAGCGGTGCGTCAGCGACGACCGTTCCGACCGGTGCTGCCCCTGCATAGAAGGTCTCATCCGAGAACGGGGAACCGTCCGAGTGAGGAACGGGATCAACGGGTCGAGCCCAAGGCGCGAACGCAGTCTCGCACGTTCCAACCACAATCGACGTCAGGCCGCCGTCGAGGATCATGTCCAAGGCGCGTGCGGCGCGAAGCTGTTCCGGCTGGTAGAGCCAGATACCCGACATCTCGCAAACCCAAAGGCCTGCGCCTATTGTGCCGCTCAGCCGACCCGGACCGACCACGGGCTGACCGCCATTAATGACGCGGTTTTGTAGCCGCCACCTGATCTCAGGCGCGGGGAAAAGGGCGCTGGGCCAATAATCCATGTCAGCTTGTCCCGAGCCTGCGTTGCTGCTGTTGGGCGCCGGGCATTGATCGCCGCATCAGGTCAGTTGAAGTGCGAACCGACTGACCGACCGCCTGCGCCATTCCCTGCTGGACCCATCCCCGAACGGTTTCGGTCAACACAGCATCCTGCGCGTTCACGTTGACGGTGAACGACTGCTGCACCGGCATCGCGCGCAACTGCGCCTGGCTGGTCAGCGCGCCCATCGCGCGGACTGCGTGCGCCGGAATGACCGATGTGCCTTTCGGCAGGTTGGCTAGAACTTCGCCCTTGTGGACGTAGGACAGGCCGCCCGGCGCGCTGCGCGTACCCGCCGAGAAGCCGGGGATCAGATTCCTGAGAGCCGATCCGATCATCGACCCGATCGAGTTTCCGCCGCCCTGGCCGCCCGTGATGCCGGAGAACAGGGTGCCCACCAGGTCTTCAAGGTTGTCGAAGGCAGCGTCGCGGAACTTGCGGCCTGCGGCGGACGCCCAATCATCTGAGGCAAGCACGTCCACGAAGTCCCGCGCCAAGCTGCGGGCCTGATAGTTGCGTTCGCCGTCGCGGGTGGCGGCGTCGCGCTGGTTGGCCTCGCTCTCTGCTCGCACGCGTGCTGCGTCGCGCGTGAGGCCGACGTTCTGCGCCAGCAAAGCGTTGATCCGCTCTTCCACCCAGAGGCGCCGTTCCGCGGCAACGATGATGGCGGGGTCGCCGCGGAGGCGGGCGAGTTCGGCTTCGAACGAGAGTTGGTCGATAAGCACGTCGTTCGCGCGCTGGTTGGCCGTCTCCCAATCCTCGATACGCTGCTGATTGGTCTCCCAGAGCATGGCAAAGCCGCGTGCTGCATCTTCGGCTAGAGCGACGCCCTTAACATGGGCTTGTGCGGTGGCTTCGGCCTGCGCCACTCCTGCATCTGCGAGTTGCTTCGAGAGGTTCAGGACATCAAGCTCGCGCTGTTTAGACCGCGCGCCAGCCTCATCTCCCTCTGCCCTAAGGCGCTCGATCTGCATTTGAAGCGATAGCAACTCGCGCTGGCGCGCCAACTCTTCAGGGGTCGGTCCGCTGGATCCGCGGGTTTTCTTCGGGTCTGGTCCACCTCCAATCGATGGAGTTTGAACATAGGCGCCGCGCGCCAGATCAGTTTGGATTTGGCGGAGACGATTTTCCGCCTCTGCAAACTTGACGCCCGCTTCGACTTGCTCTGCCAATGCTTGGTCAACGGCGGCCTGGCGAGCGGTCAGAACGCCCGCCGCACCAAGCCCGCCGAAGGGGCCGCTGTTCAGCATGACGCCGCCCGCGCTATCCAGACCGCGAACTGTTTTCTTCTGCTCAGCAACAGCGGCCGCCGCTCGAGTGCGGGCTAGCTCCAGTTGTGCCCGCGCATTTCGCACAGTCTCTGCCGCGTCGACTCGCATTGCGGCGGCATGCTCTAGCGCCTGTTTTCGCGCCTCTCCGGTGGCGTTGGCGGCTATCCGTGCAGCATCCTCATAGGCGTCTAGCGCGGATGTGGCTGCATCCGAGGCGTTTTTGATCGCCTTCATGCCTGCCGACGCATCTCGGCTCTTGATGGCTACCAGTCCGATAGCGATGGCGATGGCAGTGATCGCAAGGCCAATCGGATTGGTGACGAAGAACATGCTGGCTGTAGCAAGACCACGAAGCGCCACGGCGCCCACCAATGCGGCACGGGAAGTGCCAGAAATGGCCGCGATCAGAGCGATCTGGGCTGCAGCGTGGCCTGCTGCCGCTGTCGCGGCCGTGAGCTGAGCCACGACAAGACGGGTGCCCATGATGGTAACGACGACACCTGCCGTGGTCGCTACCACTTCGAGGTTCTGCGAGAGCAACTGAATGCCCTGCGCCAGACGGTCAGTGGCGGATAGCCCGGCATCCGTCTGGGCGACAAACTTGCCCAGCTCGTTGTTCAGGATCGTCAGCGACTGGCCGACCGTCACGCGGGTGGCCATGAACTTTTGCTCGATGCTGTCCCCGGCGCCCAGAATGGCTTGAGCAACGATCTGGCCAGTGATCTTTCCTTCGGCGCCAAGCTTTTTGAGTTCACCGACGCTGACATTCATCGCCTTGGCGATGATGTTCGCCAGCTCCGGAGCGTTCTCACGCAGAGAGCGAAGCTCGTCCCCTTGCAATGTTCCTGAGGCCAGCGCCTGGGAAAGCTGTAGGGCTGCCGATGCTGCCTCTTGGGTGCTCTTTCCCGACGCCTGGAACGATTTGTTGAGCAGTTCCGTCAAACGAAGAGTGGATTCCGTAGAGAGGCCGAGTTCTTGGGTCGCGATGGTCAGCCGCGTGTAGAGCGACACCGTGTCGCCCATGCTTGATCGGCTGTCATTGGCGATCTGGAGAAGCCGCTCTTGCCGCTCAGCAAGAAGCTCTGTCGCAACACCTGCCGCGGCCAGAGAGTTCGTCCCCTGCTTCCATCCGTCCGCGAACCTGATGGCCTGGGCCGTCGTAAACAAACCAGCCAGCACGCCGCTCAGGCTGGCGATTTCGCGCCTGAAGTTGTCGCCGATGGGCTTGAACATCTGCGGCGCGGCCGCTGCCGTGTCGCGCTTGATGCGGTCCAGCGTCTTCCGGGTCTCGGCCGAAGAGCCGTACAAAGCGCGGTTCACGCGCTTCATCTGGTTTTCGAAGGCGACGGCGTTGGCCTCAACGCGGACCAGCAGTCTGTCGATTTCTTCGGCCATCAATCACCACATGAAAAAGGCCGCCCCGAAGGACGGCCTGAAATTGTGTTTTATCGCTTGATCACGACCGGGGCGGCTCAGTCAGCCGTGTCCGCCAGCAGCCTGACCTGCCTGCGCGAGCCGAAGCTATTCGTCGCTTAGTCAATCTCGGTCTTGGATCGGACCGATAACTTTTCCTCTACCCTGCCGAACAGGTAGAGAAAGAAACCTACCTGCATTGCAAGCCATCCGACCGCTAATCCGATGGCACCCGCAAGAAGACTCCCAATGCCGGAGGGAGATTCCACAAAGGCGTTGAACGCCAAGACCCCCCAACCGGCAGCGAGGATGGAAACCAAAAGCCCTCCTCCCATCGCGACCAATCCCCATTCCTTCACGACGTTCGCCCTCCCTTGATAGAGGGACGCTACCGGCGTTCACGCACCCCTTGCAACCGCCGCCTCGAACTCAGCGTCGGACGGCGCGGCGCCCTTGTCATCGCTGCCGTTGGCCTTCCGCCAGCCGCGATAGGCGGCCATCAGCTGCCAGATGGAGCAGCGGCCGACTTCCTGCGGCGTGAACCCGAGGGCGCCGCCGATTTCGTAGAAGTTTGCGAACCGGAGCTTTCGTCGGGGGAGCGGTCGCTCTCCCCCTCCGTCTCCCCCGACGCTTCGTCCTCGTCCGGCGCACCGAGCATAGCCGCCGCCAGGATCGCGGAGACCAGCGTCTTGTGTGAGGCCAGCGCACCGGCGGCGGCATAGCGATCGATCATCGCGCGGGCGCGCAAAGGCTCCATGCCGCCGCCCTTCAGGCCAAGTCGGAGCGTCTCGCGAATATCCGCCACCCGCCACCGGCCTTCGGTGACGCGCAGAAAGACCTCTTCCGGACCGGCGTCGGTCAGTTCCTGCAGCTCTTCCAGCTCCGCGATATTGAGCTGGAAGTCATGTTTGCCGTCGCCGAATGCGCCGGTGAAGCGGGCGGCCCGGCTCATTACGGAACGTCCGCGCTGATGGTCGGGGCGTCGGCCTGAACCAGCGTCACCGAGGCCGTGGCGTATTCACGCGCCTGGCCGGTGATGTTGAACTCGGTCAGGATGTACTCGCCCGCAACCCGCCAAACGCCTGCCTGACGCACGCGGATGTTCAGCACCGTGCCGATGCGGTTCAGCCAGGTCAGCGTCGACGACGAGTGCAGCTTGCCCTCGCCCGAGATGGTGCTGTCGGTGTTGTCGACGCGACGCACCGTCTTGTCGGGCTTCGACGGATCGGTGCAGTTCGGCACCGTCTGCTCGGTCACATTCGCCGTCATGTTCAGAGCGCGCGATCCGTTGATCAGGCAGTCATGGGCGAAGACTTCGGGATCGGCGCCATCGCCGATCTGCACGAGGATCGACTCGCCAGAGACGACCTCGACGTAGTTGTCCGGCATGGCGGACCCTCCTTGTCGTGAAGCCCGCTAGGGGCGTTTGGCCGGCAGGATGCCGGGTCTGGTTCAGGCCCTGGCCTGAAGGTCGTAGCGCAGGCGAATGATCGCCCGGCTGGTCAGCCCGTCCGCTTCGCGCTGATAGATCACGCGCTCGACACGGCGGATGACAATGCGGAAGCCGGTGACGGAAAGGTCTGCGTTCAGGGCTTTGGCGGCGGCAGCCCCTAGCCGCTTGACCTCGGGATAGCCGACGGCCTCAGACCAGCAGTCCACGTCCATGAAGCAGGTCACGAGGCTGTGGCAGGCGTCGCTGTCGTCGACAGATTGGGAAGCGCCCAGGGTGATGTAGCTTGTCCCCGGCTCCGCCGGAGCGCGGTCGAAAACACGGCCGGCGATGATTGCCGAAACCGCCGGGTCAGATTTCAGGGCTGCCACGGCCGCGGCCTGGAGGGGAAGCTGGGCGTCGATCATAAGCCCGCCTCCTTCTTGATCGCGCGGCGCATTGCCGCGGTGATCCGACGCTTCACGCGTTTCTGGCTGGACCGAACGACGGGATAGAACGAAGGCGAGGCCTCGACATGGCGACCATTGCTGGCCTTGTGCCCCAGTTCGACCCGAGGGGCCTTTGGCCGGCCCTTGCTGTCCTTTGCGTCGCTGATGACGACATAACTGACGTCCCCGAGGCGTCCCTCTTCCACATGGATATGATCGCGCACCTTTTCGCCGTCGTTCGGTTCATCGGCGCGCGGGGCGATAGATCTCATCTGCGCGGCCATCTCTTCGGCCTGCATGAAGGCTTCCTGTCCGGCCGCCTTGCGAACCGCCGGTGTCATCCGCGCCAGCTTGCGGGCGAGGCGTTCGACGCCCTCCAGCCCCCCTTTAGCCATCGGCCACGCCGGACTTCATCTGGATCAGCAGCCAGGCGCGATCCCCGTCCATGTCACCGATGAAGGCAATGTTGAAGGTCCGGCTGGTATCGCGTGTGTCGATCGCTCGATCGCCCGTCCGCAGCGACCGCGTTCCGCTGTCATTCCTGACCCAGCAGTCCCATGAGGCCGTTCCTGCGACGCGCCCTGCCTGAACGGTTTCGCCGCCGCGTGTCGGGGTCAGGCTGCAGGCGCGCGAGATGTCCAGATCGACCCATCCCTGAACCGGGTTGCCGTATCCGTCATCGCCATCAGCGCGGCGCTGGAACTTCACCCGCTGGCGAAGATCGCCCGACCCCTTAGGCTTCGGCATTGTCAGCGGACCTCCGCTTCGGCGCAGCAAGTTCGACGGCCTTGCCCTGCGCAACAGCGGCCTCACCGCACTCCTGGCGCACGGTGTATTCGCCATCCTTGTTCGCACCGCCCGTAGGCGAGTAGGCCATCTGCACGCGCGGCTCTTCGCTCGGCGTGTAGTCGTAGGGTTCGGTGAAGCGAACGCGCATGGCGGGTCTCCTCAGACTCGAATGATGCGGTAGGGGCGCAGCAGGTTCTCGACCGCGGGGTTCAACTGCACCGTGGCGCCGGTGATGATCGACTCCCGCGAGTTGTAGAGCCCGGCCATTTGCAGAAGCGCGGCGGCCTTGAAGACAGACTCGGCGCCCTGCGGGACCAACTTGCGGTCGCAGAAGTCCAGGCAGGACAGCACGGCCGCGTCCGCGTAGCCCTCGATCAGGGTGTCGTCGTCATCATGGTCGACGCGCAGGTGCTGCTTGGCATCGGCCAGATCGAAAAGCGGGCCGACCGTGAGGACGACGACGTTCAGCATCAGGCGTCCGCCTTGTTGGCAGGCTTCGGCTCGGCCTTATTGGCGGGTGCAGGATCAGCCTTGTTCTTCGACGGCGGGGCGGCCTTCTCGCCGGGCGCCTTCTCGCTGGCCAGGCCGCGGTCGATCAACTGTTTGGCGACGGCTTCGTCGTCGATTTCGAACGCCTCTCCGGCGAGCAGGGGGTCGGGCGACTTCACGGACGTGATCTGCACGGTATCGAGAGCATAGAGTTTCATCGGTGTTCTCCTTGCCGGAACGGCCGCTGATCGGCCGCTCGGGAAAAGAGGCCCCGGCCGAAGCCGGGGCGCTCAGCATCAGCCGCCGGTGGCGGTCGAAGCGGTGATGGCCGCAGCCAGGTCGCCCTTGATGAAGGCTTCCGGGCGGTAGACGGCCATGGCCAGACGTTCCTCGGCGCGGATCGTGACCAGGTTCTTGCGGAAGTTGTCGCTGTCCTCGGTCGAGATTTCGACGTTGGCTTCCTCGCGGTCGAAGATCTGCGCGCCCAGCTTGAAGGCGCCGGTCAGGAACTTGCCGACGGTCATGGCCGGGGTCTCGACCACAGGCAGGCGCCACAGGGTGGACGGTCCGCCGTTGACCGGGTTGCCGATGATGTGGCGGCCGGTCGTGTCCTTGACCAGCTCGATCTCGGCCCAGTTGGTCGGGTGCAGGACGTGACCGGTCGGGGGCAACTCGGCCAGGAAGGCCTGCAGCATGGCCAGGCGCAGCACGTCGATGCTGGTCACCGGGCCAGGGAGGGTCGTAGGAGCGGAGTACGCCGTCGCCTGGGTGTAGATGCCGTTCAGGTCGGTGCCGGTGCCGCCGCCGTTCAGCATCTGGCCTTCCTCGACGTACTCCAGGCCGTAGCGCAGGCGCCCGTCGATGTAGGAGCGCAGCTGCGGCACGTCGTCGAGGATCTGCTTCGTCGCCAGCACCCAATGGGCGATGGTCGTGACGGGCGTGGTGACGATGTCGAACTTGATCTCGGACTGAGGCTTGGTCGCGCCCGAGGTTTCCGAGACGGTCGCCGCGTTGTTCGTGAAGCCGGTTTCCTTCACGTACTGGATGGCGTTCGACGCGGTGTTACCCGGCGTCAACAGGTCGCGGATGGTCATGCGGCGCTGGGCGGGCGTGATGATGCCGTCCACGCGCTGGGGCACGATCAGGTCGCCTGCCGAACCGTTGGCGTCGGTCGTCAGGGACGAGATGATCGCCTTGACCGCGATGCTGACCCGGCCCTTGCCGCCGCCGGCGATGAAGCTCTTCAGCTCGTCACTCTCGGCGACCATCTGACCGGCCGACTTCTGGCGTTCGTCGTCGCGGCCGTCCGGCTGGGTCATCTTCTGTTCGATGACCGACAGGCGCTCGCTGATCTCGTTGTGCTTGACCAGCGCCTCGTCGGCCTTCTGCTTGGTCTCGTCGGTCACCTTGCCCAGGTTCTTGACCTCGGTTTGGGTGGTCTCCGCGACCTTCTTCACGTCGTCGGCGGCCTGCTTCAGGTCCTTGACGAGGGTTTCCATTTCTTGAGCTTCGGACATTGGGGTCTCCATCAGGTCCGGGGGTTGAGGAAGCCGTCCAGCGCCGCCCGCAGGTCGGTCATGGCTGATTTGACGGCTGGATCGATGCCCCCGGACTCACTCCGGATGGCCTTGGCGTACCCGTGGGAGGCGATGCCTGCCCGCAGGGCTTTCGGGACCCCTAGATCACCCAGGATGTCCTCGAACTCTTTGGTGCTGGGCGGCTCGCCGTCGCGCAGTCGCCGCACGAAATCGGCGGCGCGCTCTGCCTTCACAGACGTGACCGTCGCCTTGTCGTTCGCCGGGAACGACACGATGCTGACCTCGCGCAGGTCCAGCTTTTTCAGGCGCCGGTTGTTGCCGTCAGGCTCGGCGGCCAGTTCGCGGTAACCGATCGACAGGCCGCGAATGGCGCCCGCCTTCAGCATGATGTGGGCTTCGTCGGCTTGCTTCACGCCAAGGAGCAGACGCCCTTCGCAACGGAGGCCGCGCTGGTCTTCTTCCATCAGCGTCCAGACGCCAATGGGCTGCCAGGTGTCGTGCTGCCACAGCATCATCGGCATGGTCTTGGCCTTGGCGTGCGCGCGCAGGCTGGCGGCGAACGCGCCGGGCTCGACGATCTCGCCGTAGCTGTCGGCGTTGCCGAAGATCGAGCCGTATCCGGCGAACGTGCCGTCATCCCCGACCTCCTTGAGGTCGAGCTCGAAGTCCTTGGTCTGCATCTAGGGAGGCCTCCTACTCGGCCGTCAGCGCCGGCATGTCGCCAATCGGCTTGCCGGGCATCTGCATGGTGATGGGGACGTTCTGCATCTGCATGCGCGGGACATCGCCGCCTTCCACCGGAGGCAGCCCCTCGCGACGGCGCACCTCGTTGATGGTGGTCCAGCCGTTTCGCAGGCCCGACTCGTAGAAGGCGGCGCGACCCTCGCTGTCGCCTCGCAGAAGGCCCTCTAGGTTGAACTCGACCACGATGCCGGCCGCGCGGTCCGCCGGGGTCAGCAACTGCTTCATGATGGCCTGCTCGATACGCTTCAGGCGCTTGCGCAGGGCGAACTTCACGAAGCCTTCGGTCTGGTCCTTCAGGCCCGTCCCCCAGGAGGTGGATTTCTCGGTGTGGCCGACCATGTGCGGCGGCACGCCAAAGAAGCGGCAGACCTCTTCGACGCCGAAGCCGCGCGACGCCAGGAGCTGGGTGTCTTCCGGCGAGAAGCCAAGCGTCTGAACCGTCGTGCCGCCCTCCGCGATGAAGGGCCGCCCGTCGTTGATGGCGCCGGTGAACTTGTCCTCCAGCGCCTTCTCGAGCGGGTCGCGCTGTTCCTTTTTCAGCCACTCTTTGAAGGAGAGAATGATGCCGGGGCGGGCGCCGTTTCTGAAGGTCCGGGCCGCGCTCAGGTTCGCGGCTGAAGAGACCCCGAAGACCTGCCGGCCGAAGGCGATGGTCGATAGCCCGCCGAGCGGAGATCCGCCGAAGCCCCGCACGTGCAGGATATTCTCGGCGGGCTCGTCGTAATGCTTGCCGTCCTCGCTCCAGGTGTAACGCAGCGTGCCAGATGACGTCCGACGGACCGACGGCCTGGCGATGGGGGACAGGCTGACGATCCGGTCGCCCAGCCTGCCGATCCGGGCATGCATGTTGCCCCGCAGTTCGAGAGCGGCGACCCCGCCCTCGAAGAAGTCCATGGCGGTCTGATCCAGGTTCGGACTGTCGTGAAGAACCCGATACAGCGGATGGTCCTTGGCCACGGTCCGGTCGCCCTTGGCGTCGGTGCGGTAGACCATCAACGGAAGCGAGGCGATCGTACCTGCCAGCAGGTTGACGCAGGCCCACGCCGCCGAGAGGTTCAGCACCGTCGTCTCGTTGACCGGCACGCCCGCGTCGATGTCGCCGACGCTGCTGCGCTGCTCAGTCAGCGACAACCGTTCACGCGTGTCGCCCTTGGCGCTGAACGGCCAGAGCGCCCGAAGCATCAAGCCGGCACCCCCAGGCTGGCGAGGTAGTCGTTCCATCCCGCCTCCTTCTTCTCGGCATACAGCGCGGCGCCCGTCGCCATCGCCAAGGTGACAAGGCCGTCGATCCGGCCCCGTGAGCGCTTCTTGTCGAAGGCCCGGTTGTTCTGTCCGTCGTGGTCCAGCGCCGCGTTCGCCGCGCACATGTAGGTCACGGGGGATGCGTCCACCGTGATGGCCTTGGTGAGGATCGCGTCCTCAAGTCGCTCGACCGAGCGAGGCATGCAGAGTTGTCGATCCTCGAACACGACCCGTTTGCCCTGGCCGTGAGCGATCAACTTCAGGCCCTCGCCCTCCGGCTCGTCCGGCCCCTTCCAGCGCCACACCGGGAAGCCGATGTCGTCGCAGGCGTCGATGAAGTCGGCGATGCCGGCCGGGTCGAAGGCCAGGAACTGGACGTCGTGCTCGGCGACTAGCTGGGCGACTTCGGCGGCCGCGAAGGTCTTGTCGATCACCGCGCCCGGCACGGCTGTCAGATGGCCAGCCTCAACCCACTCTTCGTAGGGCGCGCCGTCTTCTTTGGCCCGATCCGCCAGTCCGTCCCGCGTCGTCCAGTACCAGGTCTTGGCGTAGAGCTTCCCGTCCTTCAGCCAGATCGCCGTCAGGGCGGTCAGGTCGTTCTTCTTCGACAGGTCCAGCGATAGCCAGCAGGGGCAGCCCCTGAAGTCGTCCGGGTTCACCTCGCCCTGGACCGCCGCCCAGGCCGCCTCATCGATCCAGAAGTCGACGGCGCCGGTCGGGATGCCGAAGTAGAGGCGCCGCACCGACATAGCCGTCGAAAGTCGCACCTTCGCCGTGTTCACCTCGCCGCGGATGTTCTCGACCGGGAAGGTGATGCCGAGGGCGGGCAGGGACTTCACCCACGCCGCCTCGTTGTCGAAGATCGTCTCCCGATCCGCCTTGTCGACCCGAGCGATGAAGGCGAACGCCTCGTCGTCATTGACGTCGCCCTTGAGCACCTTCTGAAAGAACTCGCTGTAGGCCGTGCCCACAATCTGCGTCGTCGCCGGGGTGTTGGTCCCCAGCAGCATCATGGCGTCGCCCGGCATCTTCGCGATGGCGCGCTGCCAGGTCTCGATCGAAGCGCCCGACTTGAACTCGTGGATCTCGTCGGCCAGCACGGCCGTCGGCCTGGGGCCTGAGATCGCCTCGCCGTTCGCCAGCGACTGAAACTTTGATCCGGTCTCCGGGTGCTCGATCTTCCAGGCGTTGTCGCCTTCGCCTCGGATAATCGCCTCGCCCCGGCTGACGAGACTGTCGGTTTCATCCTCCGGCGTGTCCGGGATGTTGGCCCGGCACATGGCCACGCCGTCCTTGAACAGCACGTTGGCCGTCGCCCGATCCTGCCCGATCGCATAGACCTCGGAGCGCTTCACCCCGTGCCAGCCCATCAGGTAGAGGCCGATGCCGGCCATCAGTGGCGACTTGGCCTGACCCTTTCCCGTCTCCAGCCAGGCTTGCCGGAACCGAAGCCGGCCGCTCTGCATCTTCCAGCCGAACAGCGACCCGACCGTGAACTGGTGCCAAGGCAGCAGCGTGAAGGGCTTGCCCTCCATCGCGCCCGCTGTGATCGACAGCACCGCCGGGAAGAAGCCCAGGGCTCGGGCCGCTGCGGCCTCGTCGAAGTAGAGGCCGCGCTTCGCCCCGTCCTTCAGGTCGCGAAGGTGACGCTCCGCGGCTTGTTGGGCCAGTTCCCCTGAAACGATCCGGCCGGCGACGACATCAGCAGCCCACCGGCTCGTCGGGTCACTTGGCGACTGTGAGATACGCGTCGGAGGCACGGGCGGTCCTCGCCTTCTTCTCGACCTTCGCGGCAGTGGCCCGGCGGCGCGGCGACAGGCCCAGCTCTGCTTCCAGACGCTCGGCGTCCGACCCGGCCTCCCGCATGGCTGTGAAATGCGGACTGATCCGTGCGATACTCCTGGGGTTGCCCCGCTTGGGCTTCGACACGGCCCCATGCTCGGCGACTTCACGCGAGCAACGATCGAAGATCACGTAGGCCAGAACCAGGCGCTGGATCGCGTGGCCGTTCGACGGCGACAGGATGCCCCTCTCGCGCATCTCCGCGGTGATCCGGCGCCAGTGTTCACCAGCGGCCTCGACCTCCAGGTCATCCGTCAGGAGCATGCGCCAGTGCGGCTCCGGCACGATGTCGCCCGTCCCCGGCACTACGTTCATGCGCACTCACCCCCTACGGGGGTGCTCCCAACTTTTTAGTTCGAAACAGCTTTCAGTGCGAATGCACCTGGGCCGCCGGTGTCCGAGCGTCGGGTTCCAGAGTTTCTGGTGCCCCCCCCCTCCTGCGAGCGGGTCGCATCAGGCGCGATCGGGCCGGTTCCACGGGTGGTTCGGGTCGAGGGGTCGGCCGTCCATGCCCACAGGGCTGACCTGGCGCTGGCCGAACTGCTCTCTGGTCCTGATGGTGTGGCAGTCCGGCTTAAGTCGCGCGGGCCTGCTGATAGAGGCGCCACAAGAATGGGTCGTCACGATGCAACATTACCCACGCCTGGAAGCTTCCCCTTGTGAAGTTGCACCTGTGGCACGCTGCCTTGAGGTTCCCCAGCTCGTTGTTCGCCTTGTTCCCATCAAGATGATCGACGACCAGGCGCCTTCGTCCCTGCCCACCCCACTCAATATCAGCCTTACACCAGAAGCACTGATGAACGCCGTGCCCTATAGACGCGAACAGCACTTCGCGATGCTGATACAGATGCCCCGTTTTGGATGCCGCTGGATGGCCCACGCATCTGCGAGCCATATATCCGTCCGCTGTTAGACGGTGCGGCGCCGGTTGCCTTGTTGCCGTCGTCCCCGTCCTGCGCAGGCGGTAGTAGTGAGCTTCGCACAAAGCGCCGCCAGATGTCCTAGCTTTCCTGCCGCATCCGCCGACGGAGCATTTATTCCAATCGGCCGCTGAGAGTGGGCCGGGAAGGTTCAGCGTGCCGCGCCTCCGCAGCCGCAGGCCGTGCTTATTGCAAAGCGCCCTACCCATTACCCTGGCGCGCGGCTTTAGATCGCACTCCGCAGCCTCGCATACCTGCGGCAGTGGGTGATTGATCAGGTGGAGCCGATCAGCCGTCCTCTGCCTTTGATAGTGCGCACTGCACAGCCCATTTGACAGGTCCGGGCGACCACACCCTTCTACACTGCACACCGTAATGATAGGTTGCTTGATAGCCATTCGATCCTCACTCGATCGTCTAAGGTTAGGCCCGGCGTAGATGTTGACGCATCTCGTCGGGCCGCTTGATTTTAGGGCTTTTCGCCTTTGTTCCACAAGTGACTGGGGTCTTTTGGGCGACCGCTCTCATCACATCCAAACACAAACCGGTGTCCAAATTGCTCGGCAGTTCGGATTCGATGATGCTCACTGCACAGGCAGCGGATGTTGTCGTCGGTGTCTGGGCCGTTCTGGCTCAGGGGGATGATGTGGTCGGGCACCGTCGAGGCGGTGATGATCCCCTTGGCCATGCAGTCCCTGCACAGGGGCTCGGCGGCGAGGCGGCGCTTGCGCTGCTCTACGCCTCTGCGGCCTCTTAGGCGCTGGGTGCCTTGGGATGCGATGTGGTCAGGACGACGGGCCATCTATCTGCCCTCAATCTCTTCGGACGGTGCCGACCTTGCCCGCATTCTCCGGCCCGGAGACCGCCGCGTCACGGGTGCTTTCTCAGCCTAAGGTCAGCCGTGGTTACGCTGCCTCGCCCGATGAGGCCCAGCGGAGGAAGACGCTGTTGAAAGAAGGTTCGCCCCAAGCGCGCTCTGCGGCTCGGGTTCCAGATAGCTGATGCTGCGTGTCCGCTGCGGTCTGGGGCGAGGAGGAACCCGCCGGGTGCGCATCGTTGAGAGGCGGGGCGGGTGTTGTTGTGGGTCTGACGGGCCGGGCTTGATACCGGCTATCCGGGATTACATGGCTCGTGGCACCCGGCACTCTCTCACCGTTGCGTGTCCTTCCACGCCGCCGTCAGATTGGTGTCTGCGAGGATGTGCAGATCGCATCTCTAGCGGTTTCGCGCCTGCCTCCAGCTTATGCTGGACCCTGTATCGCCGCCGCTCGCAGATTGGTGTTGCCCATCGGGCGAATAGCCCCGGATCGTTTGGGTGCGCTCAGGCGCCCTACTCCGACTTTCGGCGCCGAGACCGCCGCTCCGAGAATCTAAGACCGGCCAGCTTGTCGGAAGCGCCTGTGCCGGAATGACTGCACCCGGTGATCAATCCGGGCGGCCCTCAGATACGCGAGGGACTTTCGCCAACTGACTCCGCGGGGAGGGTTGGGTCTGGGAGCGCGCAACTGGCGCATCCTAGTGATTAGCCATACTGCCGACGCATCGGCTCGTCAATCCCTTGTGAGAACAAAAAGCGAAGCCCACAACATCCTGCGTCACGCGGCCTGTTTCACCTCTCTGCGCGGCATCGCCTGACGCACGTCGCGCACGTTGTCCGCCATCAGCCGAACCGCCGCCGCCTGAGCCTCGTCCCTGCGCTCGCCGGTGATCACCTCCACCGTCTTGCGCCACTGGCCCTTATGGGCTGAGCCGTTGATCAGCAGATGCTCCAGCAGCCGGAAGTCGCGCGGCGGGAGGCGGTCGCGGACCCACTGCATCCGGCGGGAGGCTTCGACCTGGGCCTGGCTGATGTTCTGGCCGGGGGCGCCGGTCTCCGATCCGCGGATATGGTCGGGGCGCCGCTCGGGTGTCGTGTGGCCCAAGGCGACGGCCACGTCATGCTCATAGGCCCTCACGGCGTCAAAGCTGTCCTGCGCCAGGGCCTGACGTTCCAACAGGTGCTGGAAGACATCGACGCGCCGGGCGCGGACGACATAGGCCTTCTTCGCCGGTCCCGCTTCCTGCTCCTGGCGCTCCTCCACCACGCGCACCTCTGCCCCTGTGACGGCGAGCCTGTTGGCCTCTCGGCGCGCGGCCGCCTTCTCAAGACGCTGGCGCTCAATGTCGGCCAGGATCTCGGCGCGGGTGGCCCGGCCCTTCTTCGGCGGCTTAGCCATTGGTCTTCCCCCTCCCGTCTTCCACGCGGATCATCCGCTTAAGCTCATTGGTGACTGCCTCGACCGCTTGGGCCGTGGGCTTGCTGGCGAGTTGCCCCGCCTTCGCTGGCGTCAGGTGGCCCGCCTTGTTCGCCCGGTCCGCCAGATCGCAGAGGATCGGGTAGAGGACGCGGGTCAGGTTGTGGTCGAGCGGGGTCATGCGGCGCGGGACACAGGCGCCATCTGATCGAACCGGGCGGCATCGAAATACGGGGGCTCGATCAGTTTCACGCACTGCTGGTTCATCACCTTCATCGCGGCCCCGTTTTCTCTCAGCCGCTCCCAGGCAATGTGCGTTCGAGGCAGCAGGCGGCCCGCGTAAAGCTCAGCGCCAGAGAGGTAGCTGTCGGCAAAGGCCTCAGAGGTGGCGCGAGCCATCGCGGTGTAGAAATCAACATCGACGGTGAGAGGGAGCTTAGGCATCGGCGGCCTCCAGAAGGGCTCTGCGGCGGGCTTGAAGTTCGGGGCTCATGGCGGCCGGGGCGACTGTGCCGGTGTGGCTTGAGCGTCCAGCAGCAGGCGGGCCGTAGTCGTCTTCCCATCGCTCCTGACTGAGCCAGGTCGCCGGGTTCGGTTTGGTGTAGGTCGGGTCGTTCCAGCGGGCTGAGGCGACCGCCCGGTCCAAGGCCGCCAGCATCACGCCGAGCGGATCGCTTCCGTCCTTGCGGATTTTCCTGGCGGCGGCGTCAAAGGCCCTTCGAGCCGCACCCTTGCCGGTCTTGGCGGGATAGGCCTTCCAGAAAGCATCGAACGAACTCGGCCGCGCGTCCTCCGAAGAAGGTTTACCTTCTGAGGAGGTATGAGGGTTACTTACGGTTTCCCCGCAGCTCCTGCGGGGGTCAGCGTCGTTTTCTGCGGGGGCGCATTTACTGCGGGGCGCAGTTGCTGCGGGGGTTACTGTGTAGATCACGCCCCTTCCAGGCCGCTCGTCGCGAGACAGAAAACCGGCGTCGCACAGACGTTTGATGGCGCCCTGGATTGCGCGCTCCGACAGACCTGACTTCTTCTTCAGATCCAGCCTTTCCGTCTGCTTGCGTGACGCTACGGCTATCCACGTCACACCGTCGTCGTTCGCGGCATCGGCAAGGGCCAGCAGCACCATCTTGTCGGACGGCGACAGGTCCATGCGCCACACCTCTGTCATCAGGGCGATGCTCATCTCAGGCGGCCACCTTCATGGCGCGCACCTCGGAAAGCCTGCGCTCGTTCAGCAGCACGTTCAGGTGCTTGGTCGCCGCGTCGATCCGGGCCTCCAGCAGGATGTCCGTGGACAGGGCTTCGTTGTCGAAGTGGCGCAGGGCGGCCAGAACCTCCCTCAGCACGTCCTCATGGGTGTGGATCAGGGCTTCGATGCGCTGGACGCCGTGCAGGATGGTGGTGTGGTCGCGGCCTCCCAGAATCCTGCCGATGGCGGGCAAGCTCAGGTGCGGACAGACCTCGCGCATGACGTACATGGCGATTTGTCTGGGGCGGGCGACGCTGGCGACGCGCTGCTGCCCGATCATCTGTTGAAAGGTCAGCCCGTGGCGCTCAGCGATGAAGTCAACGACTTGTCGGCCTGTGACCCTCATTGATCTGCCCCCATGAGGCGGCGAACGTCTTCCATCGAGACGCCAAGCTTGTTGGAGATGAACTGAGCGCTGGCGCGGGGGAATTCCTGCTTCACAGCCCAGATGGCGGCCAGGTCGAGACGGGGGCGCCGTGCGGTGGCGAAGATGCCGATGGTGGTCTGGCTCATTCCGGTGATCTTGCTCTCAGTTGGACGCCCCAGTCGCGCAGGGTCTCAGCGACCTCATCAATCGAGCGGCAGACGGCATAGGGGGCGCTGTTGGTGGTGCAGTCGGCCTCAAAGGCTTTCTGCTCAGGGGACTGGCGGCCCTTAGGGGCCTTGAGTTCGATGAATGCGGCGCGACCGCCCGGCAGGACGAAGGACAGGTCAGCCACGCCGGGACGGGTGCCCATGTCCTTGAGCTTGCGGGCCTCTCCGGGGTGCCGGGAGCCGCCATTCGGGACGTGCCAGAAGGTCAGCGCTGGCGCGGCGATCTTCAGGAAGCGCACGACAGACAGGTGCAGCAGGTCTTCGGGACCGAGGCGGCTCATGCCCGCGCCTCGTCATAGGCCCGCTCTGCGGCGAGGCGGCGATGGTTGGAGGCTTCCAGCGAGCGCATCGCGGCGCCGATCCGGCGCGTATCCTCACGACGGCGGGCGGCCCGGCTTTCAGTGAGCGCGGCGGCGTAGGCCTCATTGGCTGCATCCAGCTCGGCTTGAGCCTTGGCTTTCGGGGAGCGGAAAAGGGACAGGACGTGGATGCGCATCAAGCGGGCCTCCGAACGATCTCGAGGCTTCGAGCGCAGGCCGGGATTCTCCGCACATAGCCGCGACGGGACAGCTGCTCGATAAGGCGGTGGACGCCGCTTTTGCTTGGCAGTCCCATCGCAACCCTGATTTCTTCGTATGACGGAGGCACCCCGTCATCGGTCAGGTCATCAATCGTGCGCAGACAATCGCGCATTAGGCGGGTTAACCCAGCCATCACGCAGCTCCCTTCATCAGGGTGACGTTGTCAGCGATGGCCTGAACGTCGCGAGCCTCGGCCATGAACTTCGCCACGGCGTCGTCAAAGGCGGCCTTGGCTTTCGGGCATCCCGTCGCCAGCTTCATCGCCAGCGGCAGAAGCGCAGCCGCCGCCTGAACTGCCTCATGCGTCTCTGCGATGGCGCAATCGCTGGGGGCCGTGGGCCGCTCCGCTGCGATGGCGTGGCTGTAGATCGCCTGACCGCAATAGGCTTCCAGTTCGGCCATCACGTCGGCTGGCATGAAGGCCGTGATGTGCGGGTTCTGGTAATCCGACAGGGCGGACTTGCCGACGCGGCATTCGCGGACCGCTTCGTCCAGCCCTCCGCAGGCGTCGATCAACTGGCGCGCAAGGCGGGCGTGGTGGCGACTGTTCATCGCGACGTTCTCCGGTTGTTCTGGTTGGTTGTCCGCGTGACGCTGGCCTCGCCCTGCCCCACAGTCGGGGCATGGAAGGACAGAGGGAGGCCGCGACGGGCGGCGTGGTGATCTGGGTTGATTTTCAGGCGCGGGTGGCGAGCTACGAACCGCTGCCCGCGCCCGCTATCGACTGGATGGCCCTCGCCAGAGCGGCAGAGGAAGACGCCCTCACAGCAGCGACCGAACGGCAGAGAGCCATTCTGATCCGGTGCGCCCTGAGCTATCGGGCGAAGGCTCGGGGTGTCTGAGCCTGTCATGGGGTTAGGCTCGCTTCCGGGCGGGTCGAATGGCCTCGATCTCAGGGCAGACGCTGGCGGCGGGGACTTTCCCCTTGCTCCAGGTCTCGATCCTCAGGGCGAGACGAAGAGAGGCCGAACGACGACCGTTCTCGATTTCGGAGAGCCAGCCCTTGCTGGTGGGGCTGAGGCCGAGCGCCACGGCGCACTCCTCCAGGGAAAGCCCGAGCGTATTGCGATGTGTGGCGAGATCCATGCCGCATATTCACCTGAAGTGAACATTGGGTCAAGGATGCATATTCACTTCAGGCTTACAGACGCCACGCAGCCATTTTCAGATAATGTGAACATGGCCGCTCCCGAAAAATCTCTCTGGTATCTCCAGGAATGGTTCGCCACGCAGGACAAGATCCAGCGAACGCTAGTGACAGAATTGGGCTGGCTGCCTGGCAAGGCGCACAAGATTTGGCACGGGATTCAGGAGCCGAAGCCATCGGAGATGCACGAGATTGCGGCCCTCCTGAACATAAGGCCGCACGAACTTATGATGCATCCTGAAGAGGCCATGAGGATCCGCCGTCTCGAAGCTGCTGTTCGGGAGGTCGCCAAGGAGACAAGCTCCGTCAGTGGCGATGCGAACGATGCGCCAGCGACGGGATCAGAGGCGGCTTAGGGCGAATGTAGTCGGAGGGGGAGCCGATGAAACGAATAGCGGTAGCGATTGGCCTTTTGTTGTTGGCCGGATGCGCATCAGCAGAGCAACTGGCCGTGCAGGATGATGCGACCTGTCAATCCTGGGGCGCCGCTACGGGAACGGCGGACTACGCGGCCTGCCGCACCGCCCTCACTCAGAAGCGATCCGCGGATGCTGAACTATTCAGTCAGCGCCTCTCGGCGGCTGGTCGAGCAATGTCCGCTGCAAGCAGTGGTATCGCGTCCCCAGACCAGAGCCCTGCGTTTTCCAGCGCCCCCACCATAAGGGCGACGTGCTTCGCCCGTGGCGAGCGAACTTCCGGCTTCAATAAACTGTGCGCCTATGACTGTTTGGGCTCGGCGCATGTGATCACTGTAAATGCTGCCAGCCTCTGTCCCCTTACGGTGCAACAATGAAGGGTCTGGCGCTTTTCTTGTTAGTGATGCTCGCCTCGTGTGACAGCGGGGCTTATGATGCTGTTTCCGAGGCCAATGACGCTGCGCTAGCCGCTGAAATGCGGGCTATAGAAGCGACTGAGCGCGTCAATGAGCTTGAGCGCCGGGTCGATGACCTAGAGGCGGCTACCCGGCGCTTAGAGATGCAACTTCTCTACCGGGACTAAGCTGCTTCCTCAGCCTCCTGGGGCACATCGCCAACAGTCGCTAAGGTCTCGACAGCGGTCCAGATATCGCCGTCCTCGCCGCACTCGATCTTGAAGAACACAAGGCCATCCATGCGATGCATCATGGCCTTTCCACGCTTGAAGGCTGCATCTTCCGTCGCGCAAGCGATCACCTCCTGGCTCAGGAGTTGACCGTTTCTCCGCTTGAACGGAGCGACGCAGAATGAGCGGACCTTCGTCACGACTTTCCCCAAAAGTTAACAACGACCACTGATTCCCGAAGCCCGATGGCGTGTCGAGTCGTATGGCGTCATGTTCGGACGTATATTCATTTTATGTGAACATTCCGCTTGACCTCGTGTTCACTTCCGGTGAATACTTCCCTCATCAACGAGGGAGGCCGCTGTGGCCGCTACGCACACCACCTACGTGAAGTCTAAGGACGGTTCGGCCCAGATCGCGGTCGTCCTTTCCGACAAACTGCACCGCCTGTGCTGGGGCAAACTGCACACCAGCAACCGCCCGCATGAAGGCCTGCCGATGGTCGATGCTGACCCGGCAATCTGGATCGCCGCTGAGCGTGTGAAGCCTCCGGTCATGGTCCCGTTCGACCGTGCTGGCCCTTATGCGGAAAGCGCCACGATCCGGTCGGAGGCGGCGTGATGGCTCACACCGACTTCACCGCCCGCAACGGCTCCGTCATCGACCCCTGGGGCGTGGCCTACACGCCTTCGGAAGCTGAAACCCGCATCGCCGTCATGGCCTCGGTCGCGCTCGACCCTGCCTACGACGACGACTTCGCCGAGGCTGGTATCCGCCGCATCGCCGAGCTGATCCGCGCCTCTCGCCAAGCCAAAACCCAACTGGAGGCCGTGTCTTGACCGACTTCTACACAGCCGGAACCCCTGTCTATCAGGCCGCCAAGAAGACCGACCAATCCGGTCAACGCGGCTGGAACTTCGCCCCCGAACTGCCCCGCCGCACCCTCCTGTGGTGGATGGGGCAGGGCGCTTCCGCCGCCGTCTGCACGATCTTCGTGGCCGTCATTGCTGCGCTTCTGTGGAGCGCGTCGTGACCATGCAACCCCTTTCCTCCGCAGCCAGAGCCCCGGCCGTGCCGAACAAGCCGGTCGGGGATGGCGCGGAAGTCATCAACGGCGAGATCGTGATGTGGGTGGACGGCCGACGCCGCTCTGTCCGCCCCTACCTCGCCTGGTCGGAATGGCTGTGGCTGCACGACAGCCCGGTCCCTGAAACCCGCGAGCGCGCCAAGACCATCCGCGCCGCCCTGGATCAGATCGGATACCTGCAATGAGCTTTACGCCAGAGCAAAATGCCGCGCTGTCCGCCCCGCTGGATCGCAGCGTCGTGGCCGAGCGTGAACAGGGCGGCAAGAGGCTGTCCTATATCGAGGCTTGGCATGCCATCGCCGAGGCCAACCGTGTCTTCGGCTTCGACGGCTGGAACCGCGAGACGGTTGAGCTTCGCCAGTTGGGCGCCCCCCGCGAGGTGAACGGCAAGATGCGCGTCGGCTACTCAGCCAAGGTCCGCATCACCGTCCTGACCCCGACCGGCTCGCTGATCGTCCGCGAGGGTTGCGGCTTCGGCTCAGGCATCGACCGGGACGAGGATCAGGCCCACGAAAGCGCGCTCAAGGAAGCCGAGAGCGACGCCATGAAGCGGGCGCTGATGACCTTCGGCAACCCGTTCGGACTGGCGCTCTACGACAAGACCCAGGCCAACGTCGTCGTAGTCGAGCCCGCTGCTGTCACCGCTGCCAAGGCCGCCATCGACCTGTGCCGCTCGGAAGACGAGCTGACGCAGTGGTCGGCCGACAACAAGGCCGCTCTCGACAGTATGGGGAACGACGACCGGGCCGCTGTCCGCAAGGCCTACGCCGCCCGACTGGCCCAGGTCCGCACCAACACCCCCTTTGACCAACAGAAGGAAGCCGCCTGATGGCTGGAAGCGTCAATAAGGTCATCATCATCGGCAACCTGGGCCGTGACCCCGAAATCCGCTCGCTGAACAACGGCGACCGGGTGGCCTCCCTGCGCATCGCGACCTCGGAGACGTGGCGTGACAAGGCCTCGGGCGAGCGCAAGGAAAAGACCGAGTGGCACAGCGTCGTCGTCTTCAACGAACACATCGTGAAGACCTGCGAGAACTACCTCAAGAAGGGCTCGACCGTTTACGTCGAGGGCTCGCTGCAGACGCGCAAATGGACCGACCAGCAGGGCGTCGAGAAATACTCGACCGAGATCGTCCTGCAGAAGTTCGGCGGCGTCCTGACGATGCTCGGCGGCAAGGGCGACAGCCAGGGTGAAGCCCGCGAGCCGTCCGGCCGGTCCGACCACGCCCCGCAATACGACCTCTCCGACGACATCCCTTTCTGAGGCGCTGAGACATGACCGGCGAACCCATCCACCTGTCCAACGAGCCGTCGCCTTTCGACGCCGTGCGGATCAACATCGAAGACCTGTTCGACCAGGCCAAGGGCTTCTTGGATGGCGAGCCGGTCACGTCTCAGGCCGTCGCCGACGAGATCGGCGCGCTGATGGCCGAAATCCGCCAAGCCGAGAAGGCCGCGGACGAGGCCCGCAAGATGGAGAACAAGCCCTTCGACGAGGGCAAGGCAGCCGTGCAGGAACGCTACCTGCCCCTGATCGGCAACACGACCAAGGTGAAGGGCAAGACGGTCCTAGCCCTGGAAGCCTGCAAGTCCGCGCTGGCGCCGTTCCTCAAGAAGCTGGACGACGAGAAGCGCGAAGCCGAACGCATCGCCCGCGAGGCCGCCGAAGCCAAGGCCCGCGAAGCCGCTGAGGCTGCCCGCGCCGCCGCGTCCGACGATCTGGCCGCCAAGGAAGCCGCCGAGGCTCTGGTCGAGCAGGCCCGCAAGGCCGAGGCCGAAGCCAAACGCCTCACCAATGACCGCGCTCATGCCACCGGCGGCGCCCGCGCCACCACCCTGCGCACCGTCTATCGGGCCGAAATGGTCGATCCGCATATCGCAGCGGCCCACTACTGGCGCACCAACCCGACCGCCTTCAACGCCATCCTGCAGAAGCTGGCGGACGACGACGTGCGCGCCGGCAAGCGCACCATCCCCGGCTTCGACGTCGTGGAAGATCGGGTGGTCGTGTGATGAACCACCCCACCGCCTTCACCTGGGACGCCGAAACCCGCGTCATGTCGCCCAAGTGGCCCCGCCTCGCCGCCTCTCGCTTTGAGGGTGGCCGGGACTACCTGCTGGCCGATGTTGAGCACCGCTCGGACGCCTCTCACCGCCATGAGTTCGCTTGGCTTCGCGAAGCCTGGAACAGCCTGCCGGAACACCTGGCCGACGAGTTCCCGACGACGGAGCACCTGCGTAAATGGGCGCTGATCCAGGCCGGGTTCTTCCACGAGACGATGATCGACGCGGGATCGAGCGCGGCCGCCCTGCGCGTGGCGTCCTACGCCCGGTCCAAGGACGAGTTCTCCCACGTGGTCGTTCGCGGTCACTTCGTGGTCGAGCGGACAGCCAAGAGCCAGTCCATGCGCGCCATGGGCAAGGCCGACTTTCAGGCCAGCAAGACGGCGATCATGGAGATCATCGCGGCCCTGATCGGCGTCTCCCCGGCAACCCTCCAGCGCCAGCAGGAGGCCGCATGACCCCCGCCGCCCAGATCGAGAAGCGCCGCCCGCTCACCCGCGCCGAGTTCGGTCAGTTGATGATCGACCAGGAGGGCCGTTGCGCCTGCGGCTGCGGCGAGAAGCTCCAGCCCATGACCGAGGGCGTCATAGACGAGCACCTGCGCGCCCTTGCCTTGCTGGGGACCAACGCGCTCGAAAACCGCGCCCTCTACCGCAAGCCCTGCGCCCGGAAGAAGACGGACGAGCAGGACACGCCCCGCATCGCCAAGGCCAAGGCCCAAGCTGGCGAAACCGGCCAATACGCCCGCCGCCAGAAGCGCGGCCAGGGCTCCATTCAATCACGCGGCTTCGACAAGACCCGGACCAAGCGGTTCGACGGCTCTGTTGTCGCGCGCCCTCAGAAGGCCCACGACCATGCCTGAATCAACCAAGAGCCCGGCAGAGGTGCTGGAGGCGGGCAGTGACGCCGTGAAGGACATCGTGCGCGGACTGACCAAGGTCCAGCGCGGCTTCGTTGAGGTCGGCTGCATCCACGGCGACTTCCGCATGTCCACGGTCCGCGTCCTAAGGAGCAAGGGGCTGTTTGAGCGCCGCGACCTCTTCCCCGGCAGCACGACATTTACGCTTGAGCTGTCGCCGCTAGGTAAAGCTGCGCAGGCTCTCATCAAGTCCCGCCAGGCCTCCCGCCGTGGGGGTGAGGCATGAGCGGGCTATCCATGTTCGCGGCTATGATCGCAGCACACGCCGTCTGCGATTACCCGTTGCAGGGAGACTTCCTCGCGAAGGCCAAGAACCGCGCCATGCCGATCCCCGGCGTTCCGTGGTGGCAGGCCCTCGGCGCTCACGCTGCGATCCACGGCGGCGCAGTCGGCCTGATCACCGGCATCTGGTGGTTGGGCCTGTTGGAGGTCGCTGCGCACTTCATCATTGATGATCTGAAGTGCACGGGTCGTCTCGGTACGGGGGCGAAGGCCTTCAATCTCGACCAGCTTGGCCACCTGACCTGCAAAATCGTGTGGGTCATTATCGCCGTCAGCGTGTCGGCATGAGCGGGGTGAAGCATACTCCGGGGCCTTGGCGCTTGGTGATAGATGACACGGGGGGCCAGTGGTCTGGTTGGCCGTTGTGTGTGTGTCCAGTTAACGACGATAACCGCAATATCGTTCGAACCGGAGGAATGTGGCCATACGAATGGGATGCCGCCACATCGCAGCGTGAGGCTATCGCCAACGCCCGCCTCATCGCCGCCGCGCCCGATCTGCTGGAGGCCGCGAAAAACTTCATTCGTTGGGCCGAAGAGCCCGCCGACGGCTCGGTAGGAATGGCCCGCGAGCAGGGCTGGCTTGAGCAGGCCCGAGCCGCCATCGCCCGCGCCCGTGGTGAGCAGGACGGGGGTGCATCATGAGCGCCCGCGCCCTCTGGAACCTGCACGACGCCATCATGGCCGGCGAGCAACCGAACGACTGCCCCGACTGCGGCGCTGACGAATGGTCTCCGTCCGCCGAGGCCTACGAAACCACTGGCCGCCTGGTCTGCGAGCATTGCGCGGACGCGGCGATGGAGAACCACGATGACTGACACCCCTCGCGTTACCGTGCCGGTTGACGGTGCAGAAGTCACGATCACCCTGACCGGGAAAGTCAGCGACACGATGCCAGACCGGCCCGGCTGGTTCCGAGTGACCGGACACAAGTTCATCTTCTCGGCTACCGGCGACGATGCCGCTATCCAGCTCTCCGCAGCCCCCGCGCCGGAAGGCGGGGCGGTGATGAGGGCCGAAGACGCGCCGGTTTGGGCTGATGGGATCGTGACGGATGGAGAGCGGGTCAGCATGGCGCAGAAGGCCGAGGCTGATCACGGCGGCACCTATTGGGCCGTGGATGGCGGCGACGGCGGTCTTGATTGGGAGCCGACGCATTTCGTCTCGCTGTCCGCCCTCGCCACCCGCGAGGAAGCCAGGGCAGAGGCGGGCGAGATCGCAGCGGAACTAGAGGACATGGCCAGCTGCATGGATGACCCGAATGACGGGGCCATCCCATGTCTTCGAAAAGCTGCACAGCTTCTCCGCGCCCAGGTCCAGGCCCGCGAGGACGCGCAGGTGCGTGATGCCTTAGCTTTCGCGGTTTCGTGGATTGAAGACCTGCCGCGAAAGAACGCCAGCCACGCCATGCGCGAAGACAAGCTTTCGGAACTGAAAGCCGCTCTCGCCACCCCACCCGCGCCAGAGGCTGAGAAGCTGCGCGTGGCGGTCGAGGCGATCCGCGCCGAGATCAACGCGCCTCTCACCGGGCCAACGCATGGTGCTTGGGATCGTGGTCGGATCGCCGGGCTGAAAGAAGCCCTCGCCGCCCTGCAAGCCGAACAGAAAGGCGGTGCGTGATGAGCTGGGATCAGATGAACGTCGAGTATGCCGCCAAGGGGTGGCCTCTGATCGACCCTCGCTCGCCGGACTACTGCTACCAGCCCTGCGAGAACGGCCTGCACGTCTGCGGCTTTCACCCCGACGGCAACAACTTCCTGACCATCGCGAACATCACCACCCGTTCGCCAGAAGAGGCCCGCGCGCTGTTCGACAGAGCGAAGGCTGAGTTTGCGGTCGAGCCTGGCGTCGAAGGCGATTTCGTCGTGGACCTTCAGCAGGACGACGGGTGTTGCGAGGACTTCCAGATGAACCGGCAGATGCTCGACCGGCTCCTGTCCCTGCAAGCCGAACAGGGGGCGAAGTGATGGCTGCGCACGACGAGCACAACAAACTCGCCACCGATTTCGTCATGAAGGTCGGCAAGGGCACGCGGACCTATTCTGAGGTCTGCGTTGTTCTTGAAACGATCATTCTTGGTGCCATGCGGCTTCTGGTCGGCATCTATGGGCTCAGGCCGTCGACAGCATCGGGACTTGTCGAAGCTGCCGTTCAGTCCGCAGTCGAACGCTTCACAGCACCCTCGGATAAGGAGGGCGGGGAGTGAGGATCACAGCATATCAGGGCGTTTGTCCGACATGCCGCCACGACCACAGCGAGCCTGTCACCGCCCTCGCATCCGGCTCCGGCGATCATGCGGAACTGGCGAGGCTGGCTGAGGCGGCGACGCCGGGGCCTTGGGTCGCGGATGTTTCGTCCGCCAAGAGCTATGCGTCTGTTCGAGTTGTAAACGGGCCAGCAACTCGAACCGGAAAAGCGACCATTCTTCGCCTGCAAACCGCTCTGAACAGCCAGCGCGCAGAGGAGGCATTGGCTGACGCCGCCTTCATCGCCGCCGCCAATCCCGCCGCCGTCCTAGCCCTCATCGCAGTGGTCGCGGCGCTGCGGGGCGAGCGGGATGAGTGGCGAAAGGCGCTGTCCAATGCACAAAATGCGGACGCTGAAAACGACGCTCTACTGAGAGCCCGAGCCACCGAAGCAGAGCGCAAGCTGGCTGAGGCGGTGGGGCTGTTGCGGGATTGGATGGGGACTTGGTTTGTCGATGCTGACAGCCGAGGCGAAAACGCCATTGCAGATGATACGCGGAAATTCCTCAGCAAGGAGGCCGAACGTGGGTGAGATCAAATACGGGTTCATCAGTAGCCACAAGGGCGGCCAGCACACAAACGGACCGGATTACGGCATCGTCACCGCAGAGCATGAACTGGCGGGCGTGAAGGTCGAGATACAGACCTGCAATCGTGTTCCCCCACACAAGGCCCGCCTGTTGGCAGGAACCCTCGTTCAGATGGCGGTTGAGGAGATGCGCCAATGACTGACCCTATGGAACTGGTTGGGCGGCTGGAGGCGCACGACGGATCACACGAGCGCGGGTGTGAAGGCCGCAATATGTCTTGCACCTGCGGCGATGACGAACGCGGTCAGGCCCTCCTCACCGAAGCCGCCGCCTGCATCCGCGAGATGGTGGAGAGCCTCGAAGATGCGCGCACGAATGTCAGAGCATTTGCCGCGCCGTGGGCTGTGACGTTCGCGCGCGAGCGCGGCTACCCCGACGGCGCGCTGCACTTCGCCCACTACGACATTCTCGCCAAGGCTGGCGCGCGCATGACCGACTTCACGCGACACCTCCCTCCAGCACCAGGAGCAGAAGATGAATAGGGTTCATTCCGCCTGCGGCTCCATACCCGTCGAGGGTGGGGAGATCTTCCCTGCAATCGTCGTCGGTTTGCGCGTTCGGCTACGTGCCGACAGGGCAGAGAACTGGATACAGCCCCTGCGCGACTTCGCCAAGAAAGGCCGTGAAGCGACGGTGACGGCGGTTGGCGATTGGGTCATCCGCACAGAGTTTGACGTCAAGCGGAAGGGCACCCGACCCCAAGTCGATTTCACCCAATCGCCGTCGCTGTTCTGGCGCGACTACGAGCCGATCAAGGACACCACCCATGACCGCTGACCTGTCCGCCCTCATCGCTAGGCTGGTCGGTTACGCAGTCCACGATGACGACTGCACCACCAATCGCTATCCCGGCCATGATGCCTGTTCGTGCGGGCTGTCGTCTGTCCCGCAAGAGGCCCGCCACGTCCTTCGCGAGGAGATTGACGATGCGCGTTGACGTTCCCGCCGCCCTTGAGGGCCAGCTTCGCGATGACCAGAACTTCTCGCGCCTTACAATCGATGCCTGCGCGGTTCAGGTCCGCGCGGCCATCGCCTGCCTGTGCGTCGCGAAGGATTGGGCGAAGGCTGCTGAGCGCACCGGGTCGCATGGCTACGCGCGCAATGCCGCCGATCAGATTGAGGACGCCCTCCGATTGCTGGAAGGCGCTCCTGAACGATCAGCCATCCTTCGCGCCAAACAGGGAGAGGGGTGATGGGAGAGCCTGTCAGCATCTACGACAAGCAGGAAGCAGCCACGGCACGCGAGTGGATACGCCTTCTCCGCGAGGAAGGGCCAGAGGCGGTCAAGGCCGCCATGGAAGCCCACGCCGAGCGTCGTGCGCGTCTTCGCGCTCAGAACAGGAGGCCAGCATGACCCCCATCGTCCTGATCTGCGCCACCAACCACGCCCGCCTCAGAGGAAAGGGGATTTGGCAATGAGCGTCGCGAACGACAACCTGTCCGACCGCCTGGCCTTTGGGGTGGAGGAGGCCGCCACCGTGATGAGCGTCGGCAAGTCCACTATCTGGCGCTGGATTCACGGGAAGAAGGTGCGCACCGTCAAGCTCGGCGGCCGGACCCTCATTCCCCGCGAGGAGCTTCTTCGCCTTCTGGAGCCGGAAGCGGCCTGATGAAGTCGGCCCAGTCCTGCATAAGCCGCCGACGCTTCGTGAGGGCGTCCCGGCGGCGATAGGCCCGCTCTGTGTCTGATCCAACCATATGCGCCAGGGCGGCTTCCGCCACTTCGCGCGCGTGGTCCGTCTCGTCCCCGGCCCAATCTCGGAAGGTCGAGCGGAAGCCGTGCGGCGTCGCATCGATCTTCATCCGGGCCAGGAGGCTGTCCATCGTCTGATCTGACATGGGCCGTCCCTTTCTGGCGCCGGGGAAGATCAGTTGGTCGGGCTTCGGTTCGCCGACCCGCACCCTGTCCAGCACCGCCAGCGCCTGGGGCGTCAGAGGAACGCGGAAATCACCCTGGCCGACCTCCTTCATCTTGCCGGCCGGTATCACCCACACGTCGCCCTCAATCTCGCCCCACAAGGCGAAGCGCGTCATGCCCTCGCGCGCGGCCGTAAGGATCGTCCACTCCAACGCCCGGGCGGACATGGCGGACTGCGCGGCGAGCCGCTCCATCGCTTCTGGGGCCTCGTCGTAAGGCACGGCCCGACGGTGCGCGACGCCGACCGGCTGCTTGGGCAATAGGCGCTCAAGGTGGCCTTTCAGCCGGGCCGGGTTGGCGCCCTCCCGCCATCCCTTGACGGTCGCAGCGTCCAGGAGCGTCTCGATCCGCTGGCGCAGTTTTCGACCGCTCTCAGGGCGGGATCGCCACAGCGGCTTGACCACATCCATGACGTGTTCCGTCGTCACCAGATCGATCGGCACGTCCCCTATGTCCTTGGCGTAGACGAGGAGGCTGCGCTGCCAGTGCGCTTTGGTGTCTCTGCCGCGCCAGCCAGGGGCCAGCTCAGCGATGATCTTCTCGGCTGCTTCGGCGAAGCGGGGAGGGGGCTCCTGCGGCTTCTTCGGGTCTTCGCCCCGGGCCACGGCCCGTTTGATCTTCTCAGCCTCTTCGCGCGCTTCCGCCAGCGTATAGACCGAAAGGCTGCCGATCCCGAGTTCGCGGCGCCGCCCACGAATGGTGATCAGCACAGCCCATCGCTTAGCGCCGCTCGGGTCCACGACTAGATAGAGCCCCCCGCCGTCGGCGTGACGCCCGGGCTTCGTTTCTGTCTGGACCTTTCGTGCGGTCAGCCTGTTGACGGCTCTGGCCAC